GTACGAAGAGAATCGATCACGCTCAATTGAGACAGAGATCGATCGCGTGCGGCATGACTCTGATGTGCTACCGAAACTTAAGCTTAAGTTTCGGAGCTTAGAGGAGCGGCTCTCAAAAGGTTTGAGCTCGCTTCCCAACCTTGTCCTGCTGTCAAAAATAGTCAACAGCGGTTCCGACGCGGAAGTCGCCCAGGGTTATCTCACCCGAGGCGTCGACAAGGTATTAGAGTCAATCGACATCTTACCTGTCGTCCCCCTATACGCCGAGGAGAAGGGTATGAAAGTCCGCCTTCCGACTTGCTGCCTCGCGGCAGCGAACCATGTACAGCAAGTGTTGCGGTCCGCGTTGGACTGCCACTTGCGCAATGATGTTAGAACCGCTGAGTCAGCGGGGTCTGAGCATCACATGGATCTGAAACAAAGTCGGGGGCCCTGGTACTCCCAGGATCTGTCATTTGCGACGGACGGACACCCCTTCTGGCTCACTCGTACCGTCTATGAAGAGCTAATTAGCCTTCATGAGGGGGAGCTTGGTAAGTACCGAGGTTGGCTCGAGAAATTACTCGGGCCTAAACGCATTGTGTTCAAGGGGAAAATCCCCCTAGTACCACAAGTCGACTTCAATAAGTTTCTCAACTACTTGAAGCGATATGACCTCGGTAACTCCTTGAAAGACCTGGACTCATCGCCCACGGCCGAGCATTACTCAATTGAGCAGTTACTCGAATTCAAGGAGGGTTACTTGCGTTGGGTGCGGGAGTTAGGCAACCTCCCGGGACCACTCACCAACGTGGGTCAGATGATGGGGGATCCCACATCTTTCCCCGTGATGCCTCTGTGCAGTCTTTTTAGCGCACAGAGCGTCGGCGCAAGTAGCATGAGACTGATGGGAGATGACGCCCTCATCGCTCGTATGAGCCCTGCCAAGGTGGCAGGGTACGAGAAGTCTCAATTAAGCCTGGGAGGTCAGATTAGCCGGAAAAAGACCTTCCTCCACCCTACCGCTGGTATATTTTGCGAAATGCTTTTTGACCAGGGTGAAATGCAGCACACTGATTTGCTGTCATTTTGGGTGGCCCCGCCTGGGGGGAGTAAGGGTAGCCTGAACTGGTATACAATGCCGTCAGCTTACCAGTCCGCAATTGCGGCACTACCGAGGCAACCTGAGTTTCAGGGCCTATGGGAATACTCCCCTTTCCACTATATGTGGCAGGCGGCCAATCAGCTGGGCCTGCCGCTCGGCTCACCGGAGTTTATGGGGGGAATAAACCACCCCCGACACCGGATGGAGCCGTCGGCAGTGCTCTTGCCGGCGTGGGTAACTACCCTGGCAAGTATGACGAAGGGGGAGCTTTTGACGTCCTCCCTTAACCCTATCCCCGCACCTGAAGGAGCACTAATTAGTGCCCTCAAGCGGGATTGGATTAACGTCGCCATCGGTGACCAGGCCCCCCCCAAGACAATCGAAGTGGGGGGGGTCCATGTGCACCTTAGGTTCCCAGCTGAACCGATCCTTACCACGGCCTACCAATTCGGCGTCCCGTGGTACGAGGTCACGAGCGTAATGCGGCCGCTTAT